TTTTTTTTTTTTTTTTTTTGGACCCTTTTTACTTCAATTATTAAACGCTAAAGGATTTAGAATAACGAAGGGCTATAAGCGCCACCTAACTTTTGATGAAAATTTCAAACAAAATCTCCTCACGCCGGAAAACTAAAATTGTTCATCAAAAAACGTGTTTTTTGACCATTGAGAAGGAAACGCACCATCTCCATAGTACATTTCATCCAATTCTGACCAAGTAGGACAGAGAAACGAGCGACGTTTTCTGCCCCAAAACTGCAGGATCTTATTTCGCAGTGTATTATACTCATCTTTACCAAATGCATGAGCATTTAGCATCATAGCAGTACACGCTTCCATAGACATAGAAACTGGATCTCGAGTCTTCATGATCCAATTACTTGTCTCTTGAACAGCTCTTCTATCTAGTTTCCGAATAAATAGATTCCGTTTTGGATGTTTTATAAACGTAGATTTTAAATACGTCGTATCTTCATCATCAATAGAAAGGAACGGAACCAACAACCCTTTCTTAGCCGCATCAGTAAATACAATATTGAATTTCCCAAAAATTTTACCAATAGTTACAGCATTAAACACATACGCAACATTTTCAACAACTGACATAATCAAATCATCCCCATTCGTACGCAAACTAACATTTTTCCGAAAATCATTCATTCGAAGAGATTTTTCAAAAGTTGGAGGAGTAGCTTCTCCTCTACGGAAAATCAACTGCCAAGCAACTCTTATATACAAACTATTAACCATAGAGTTTAAAATACTAGTTATAGGTGAGCCAGAAGGCGCACCACACAAAACTCGATAGATAAAATCTCTCATCAAATGAAGAGAAAATGTCATCTCTTCTGCCAAAATTAATCGAATTCTATTATGCTCAGCATCTCCATATTTTTCATACCACTTATTAATTATAGAGAAGCATTCAACGACAATTTGATGAGATAGCGTTGGACCAAATTTTTTATAATCTCCTGTAACTATACAAGGAGACATATCTAACAAAGACAACGCTAGATCATTCCATTCTGGGGACTCACCATTTATTCCTAAAGTATGTTCAGCATCAAGACGAGCATTCATAAACGCAGCAAGAAAATCAAGAAAATAACGTCGAAACTCAATTGTGTAATCAACAGGACTAATACTGAAAACGCGAGTTTTGCCGGGCACCAAAACCTTTTCAACTGGCAATTTTTGATCTTTAAGACAATCTACAAAGATAGTATTCGGAACGATTCCGGTTTCACGAAGAGTTCGTTTGTGATCTAATGCATTTTTAAGTAATGGGTGATATCCCCTCAATTCATTCGTCTGTTTATCAATATTGAACAACCAGCTCTTAGTCATTTCACCTTGTGGACGACTTGAACTAAAAGGAAAACCTTCAGACGTATTCATTTCCATGCTGTCATAGTACTTCAACGAAGGAATACCACAAACAACATCTTGATCACTTAGAACGCCTACATCAACTCTCATTGGTTGAACTCTCGACAAAATCAGTTCTTCATAATCTTGAACTGCATCTTTAACAGCCCATTTTGGAAAAGGTTTTGGTGGCATAGCATGAAACTTACAACTTTCAACCAACGGAGAAAAAGGATTTTCAGAAATTCTAGGATCTTTCGGACCCAATACTGGACGGTCGAATGTACTTGGGAAGAACTGCTCAAAGCACTCACTGTGTTTTAACTTTGACACACCCGGTGTAGATTGAGTAAGTTTTGGACACATGGTGCCTACAGGCTCATAATACAATTGAGTATCACCATCATGATCTGGAATCTTAAGGACAGATTTTTCCCACGAATCAATATTTCCTTCTATTGGAGCACTATCTCTACTAATCACATCTTTAGGAATAATATTATATAATGTTTCCTGCAACAAAACTTCTGAAAAACCCTTTGTACCATTAGTAAATCCTGCAACATGTATACCTACAATTGGATTAGGACTATTAACATCCCCAACAAGTACTGAACAACACTTTCCTTTTCGAGAAGATGCATATTCTAATACAACATTCTTAACTTCTGTCGCTCCGCCAGGAATTCGCAACTTTTCATCATATCTCCTAACATCTTCAATAGTTTTAATAATTACATATTCAGATTGCTTATCTTCGAATCCTGGCAATTGACACTCCACTAAGAAGCATCTAGATGGAATTGTTTTAGATTGTTGTTTTGTCATAAAAAGCGATCTTATATCTTTGAAACTGTCAACATACTTAGGCAAAAGAATAAGAGAAAATTCAGAATCAATCAAATCATACACCATACATTCATTAAAGTAAAAATTCACAGTTTTTGAAACTGAGTGAAGGAAAAATT